GGCGTGCGATCACCGTCGAGGTCAGCCACTACACGTCGAAAACGACGGGCAACGTGTCTGCCGTCGTGAAGCGGTACGTGCCGGCCACGCCGGCCAAGCCCGCTGCTGCGAGGAAGCCGCAGGCTCCCCGGGTGGCGGTCTCGCGGATGCCCGGTGATGACATTCCCTTCTGAGGTGCAGCCATGGCATGGGTGATCTCGACAGGACCAAACGGCGTGATCGGCGTCGCTTCGGCAATCGACATCGTGGTTGGCCGGCTGGCCTACATGCAGCGAGAGCCGCACGCGAACCGCGAGCGTCTGATCGCCGAGGCCCTCGACTACGCGAGGCACGTGCAGCGGTGGGTGGCGGACAACGAGCCGCCACCGCCGCCTCGGGTGCCAAATCTGAACCGCAACGGAAAGCCCGGGCCAATGAGTGACGGATGACTGACGGCGGCACGCCATTGCCGTAGCGGCTTCGCATCGGGGCTGCATTGGTCGCCAAGCGGAGAGGTGGCGAGTAACTGCCGCAGCTGCGGCTTGACTCCAACAGGTAACGCAGCCGACGCCGGGCGTAACCCGGCAAATACACACGAAAGGAAGCGTGAACAATGATGCTCGATTTGATTTCTGAGTGGTGCAACAAGCTGCAAAGTCTGCCGCTTGCACAGCAAGTAGAAGAACTGAACGCCGCACGTCGGATGATTCACGACGCCGGGCCGTTCAAGCGAGAGCCTGTCGATTGCATTCAGTGGGTGCATACCGACAGCATCCAGGCGAACGACTACAACCCAAATAGCGTAGCGCCGCCGGAAATGGAGTTGCTCAAGCTGTCCATTCTTGAAGACGGCTACACGCAACCCATCGTCTCGTGGAAACGCGAGACGGCTCACGAAGTGGTTGACGGATTCCATCGGAATCGCGTTGGTCGTGAGTGCATGGAAGTCCGTCATCGGATTCGCGGCTATCTGCCGCTGACGATCATCAATAACGACCGAGAAGATCGCGGTGACCGCATCGCCTCAACGATTCGGCATAACCGTGCCAGAGGCAAGCACGCCGTCTCTGCGATGAGCGACATCGTCATTGAGTTGAAACGTCGTAACTGGTCGGACGAAAAGATTTCCCGTGAACTCGGGATGGATCAAGACGAAATCCTGCGGCTCTGCCAGATCAGCGGCCTGTCTGAATTGTTCACGGACCAAGAGTTTTCAAAGTCCTGGGACGTTGAAGGGTCTGTTTCTGAAGCGGATTTTGCAGAACTCACTGACGACGTTCAGAGCTACGGCGAAGACGAGACCGCAGGATTTCGGACGGTAAATACGTCGGATGAAGGGCGCGTCTTTCACACCTACGACAAGTGGGAGTGCCACAAGGCCGGTTTCTATGCCACCACAAAGGACGGCATGAACAAGGCCCAGTGCGAAGCCGCTATGCGTGACCTTCTGGCAGACATCCCAGCCTTCAAGAAGGCGCTCAAAGGCGTCATCACCAAGTGGAAGCACAGCTGCGAGCACTACCTGACCAACGGAGCCATGAATCGGATTGCCTGGCTCGGGCAGGCGGCGGCTTGCTACTCGCTCGGAATACCGGCGGTCTATCGAGGCGGCTTCTATCTGCTGACCGCCTCGCAGCAAGAGGCCGCCAACCGCGCCGCATTGGAAGCACTCAATAAGTGGCTCAAGGCAAACGACCGCGAGCTTGTTGACATGGACGCTGCCGCACCTGACCGCGAAATGGAGATTTACTGATGGGAATAAAAAAGTACAGCGACGTTGACGTGCTGTCCGCCGCCCGGCGGCGAATCGCAGAGACGTTCGACAACTTCGAGAGAATCTACGTCGCCTTTTCTGGCGGCAAGGATTCAAGCGTGATGATGCACCTTGTCATGGACGAGGCGACCCGACGCAATCGAAAGGTCGCCGTGATGTTCATCGACTTTGAGGCTCAGTATTCCGAGACGATTGCACACATTGAGGAAATGTTCGACCTCTACGGAGAGCACATCGATCCGCACTGGATTTGCATGCCGATGCTGCTCCGCAACGCCGTGACGAACTACGAGCCCAGGTGGACGTGCTGGGATGAGACCAAGCGGGATGCGTGGATTCGTGACAAGCCGATGGGTTGCAAAACGGAACGCGATTACCCGTTTGCCGTGGCAGGGATGGAGTTTGAGGAGTTCATCGTTCTGTTTGGCGAATGGTACGGACAAGGCGAACTGACGGCAGGATTCATCGGCATCCGTGCTCAAGAAAGCCTGCACCGTTACTGTGCGATTGCTACTTGGGAAAAGCGTGGCAAGACGTTCGGCGGCAGGCGTTGGACGACCAACATCGTAGACCGCGTGTTCAACGTATACCCGATCTACGATTGGCTAACCGAGGACATCTGGCGCTATCACGCAAAGCATCCAGAAAAGCCGCACAACGGCATCTATGACCGGATGAACCAAGCCGGCGTGAAGCTGTCGCAGCAGCGTCTTTGCCAGCCGTTCGGGGATGACCAGCGTCGTGGCCTGTGGCTTTATCACATTCTTGAGCCGCAAACGTGGTTCAAGCTTGTGGCTCGCGTCAACGGAGCCAATAGCGGCTCGCTGTATATCGAGGAAAAGGGAAACATCAACGGCTACCACAAGATCACGAAGCCGGATGGTCACACATGGAAGTCGTTCTGCAACCTTCTTCTGCGGACGATGCCAAAGAAAACGCGAGATCACTACACGGCAAGGTTCAAGAAGTTTATCTGGGGATGGCGGCAGCGTGGCTACACGTCGATTCCAGAAGAAGCCCCCCCAGAGCTTGAGGCGAAGTGCTGGGCACCTTCGTGGCGTCGCATGTGCAAGGTGCTCTTGCGAAACGACTACTGGTGCAAGGGTCTCGGCCAGACGCAGCCCAAGTCGGAAGCCTATGGAACCTACATACGCCTGCGTGAAGCCAGGCGAGCCGAGGCGAAGCGCCAAGAGGAGCAGCGGAAGCAACAGGTACGGTCGCAGAAACGACTTTTTGATGCGGAGGCTGTGGCATGACCCGTCCCCACTACATGACGCCAGACATCGAAGACACGCTGCCGCTGTTTCGCCGCACAGATCCCGCGACGAGCAAGGCAGCAGCCGCAAGCGTCAAGACGTTCGCAGGCGAGCACCACGCGGCGATCCTCGACGCACTGTCACACGGGCCAGCTGGGGCAAGCGGCATCGCGGCACGATGCGGACTGCTCGGGCACCAAGTCAACAAGCGACTCGGTGAGCTTGCACGGGCTGGGAGGATCGTTGAGACGGGCCGCGTGGTCGAGAGTGCAAGCGGCAGGGGCGAGAGGGAATGGAGGGTGGCGTGATGCGTGGCGTTCTTACAAGCAAGCCGTGGCCGCCGCTTCCATGGCCGAGGGCGACTCTTCAGCGGTTCTGGTTTGTTGGCGAACACGGATTTTGGGTCGATCGGCTGCGTGAGCGGCACGAGTGGATACCGCCGTGGTACGGCACAAAGCGGGACTACGAATCGCTTCAGTGGACGGCACAGGCAGCAGGCACGCCTGTGGAAACGAACTTGACGGGCGTGGCACGGTAGGAACTGGTTCACAACACACACGCAAGGAGGCATCTATGCCGCAGGTTTTTGAAGACATCATCGTTGACGCCGAGTTCGCCGCACTGATCCCGCCGCTGTCGGCCGAAGAGCGGCAACAACTCGAAGAGAACATCGTCGAGCACGGCGGCGCTCGCGACCCGCTGGTGGTGTGGGCCAGCAAGGGAACGCTCACGCTGCTCGACGGCCACAACCGCTACGAGATCTGCACGCGGCTGGCGTTGCCCTTTGACATCGAGGAGCTGCGGTTCAGCGACCGCAGCCACGCCGAAGAGTGGATCATCCGCAATCAGTTCGGCAGGCGGAATCTGTCGGCCTACGTTCGCACTCAGTTGGCGTTGCGGCTGGAAGAGACGATCTCGGCCAGGGCTAAGGCGAAGCGTGTCGAGGACGGCAAGGCGACGGGTCGCGGAAAGGTTCCGCAGAAATCTTCGGAACCTTTGGAGACTCGGCAGGAAATCGCCAAGGTCGCCAACGTTTCGCACGACACGGTAGCGAAGGTCAAGAAGATCGACGCCGCCGAGAAGGCTGGAAAGGTTGACGCAGAGACGGTCGCCAAGCTGCGAACCGGCGAGGTGTCGATCAACCGTGTAGTTCGTGACCTGAAGGAACAGGAAACGGCTGCGAAGCGGCAGGAACAGAAAGCCGCAGCGGTTGCAAAGCGGCAGTCGGTTGACGGGCTGTACCTCGGCGACTTTCGCAAGATCGGCGACAAGATCCCCGATGCGTCCGTGGATCTGATTTTCACCGACCCGCCATACGACCGAAAAGCCATCGAGTTATTCGACGGCCTTGGTGAGTTCGCAGCTCGCGTGCTTCGACCAGGCGGAAGTCTGATTGCCTACATCGGTCAGATTCAACTGCCAGATGCGGTGGCAGACCTATCGAAGCATCTCCGCTACTGGTGGGCGTGCTCCTGCTACCACAGCGGTCCGTCGCTCCTTCGGATGAACGAGTACGGCATCGTGAACGGCTGGAAGCCGATGCTGTGGTTCGTCAAGGAAACACGTGGCGACAAGACCACTTTCGTCAACGACGTTGCGACCGGAAGCCGCGAGAAGTCGCACCACGAGTGGCAGCAGTCTGAAGCAGAAGCCCGTTACTTCATCGAGCTGCTGACAGAGCAAGACGGTTTTGTTGTCGATCCATTCTGCGGTGGCGGGACGACTCCGGTTGCTTGCGTCGGGCTTGGTCGAAAGTGGGCCGCGTTTGAGATCGACGAGGCGAATCTTGCTCGCGCCAGCGAGCGAATCAAGGAGGTGATCAAGTGACAAGAGACAGACTGTTCGGATCCGACGTTCCGTTTATGTCCTGGTGCAGGTCGTGCGACTTGCTCCCCTCATGGTCAACCGACTGCGGGTGGGTGCAGACAGACGTTGATTCCTTTATTCATCGTTACCTCACGTGCGTTGACAGCCAGGGCACGCGGGAAGTCCAGCCGATGATGGAGATTGAGGTCAAGACGCGATCTGGAAATCTCACGAGCAGCCAGGTTGATACATACAGAAAAAAGCACGCCACGACCATTCCGTACCTGAAATGGAAAGGGCAAACGCTTGTGAACTATGGCGTGTCATTTGTTCGCATGGACGGATCTAGTCCTGCTGATTCTCAGTGGCTCATGTGGGGCCGATTTAAGCCATCAGCGTGCTTTGATGTTGTCTGGCACGACATCAACATCGCTCAGCTGATTCGGCTGCTTCGGTTTGAACTGCACCCAGAAACGCTTGCCGAGAACACTTTCAGGCGACACCACAAGACGCGTTCGATAGTGGTGGCCGAGGCTACTGCCCTAGGCTTCGTTGCCGAACGTGAACTTGTAACTCGCAGTTAGGAGGTCAGTAGATGCCAGCTAACTGGCACGAACAACGCCGCCGCGAAGAGTTGTCGGAGCGGCTGCGTGAGCAGGAAGCCAGCCGTGACGAGACGCTCGAGCAGTGCGTCATCGCCTACCACGCTCACCGCGTGAATGGTGGACAGAGCCGATGGTCTGACTTTCGCATCGACTGGTACAAGCTCAACGGTCACACATTGAAGGTGAACGATGGCAGGTGACTGGGTAAAAATGCGGTCTGCCCTACTGGCGAACCCGAAGGTTCACGCCATCGCCAAGGCGGTCGGAAGCGATCCGCGTGCGGTTGCGGCACTGACCTGCGGCTTGTCTGGCCGCCCAGATCGGGTCTTGTCGCGTAACGCGTTACGTTACGTCACCGTAACGGCGTTACTGTGCGTGTGGAGCAGCGCAAACGAGCACGCGGCGGAAGGAATCCTGTCATGTTGCGACCTGGAAGACCTGGACGAAATCGCCGGCTTGCCTGGATTTGGGCAGGCCATGGCCGCTGTCGGGTGGGCGGTTGCTGACGAGGCTGGCAAGTGCGTTTCGCTGCCTAATTTCAGCGAGCACAACACCCCAGCAAAGGACCGGACTGGTGCGGAAAGGCAGCGTCGCTACCGCGAAAACCGTAACGGAAGCGTAACGGCGTTACGTAACGGCGTTACGGTAACGCAGAGAAGAGAAGAGAAGAGAAGAGAAGAAGAAATACAACCGGCTGCGCCGGTAGCTACGAGCGAACCGCCGAAGCGGCGGAAACGCTCGCAGCCCGCAGGCGGCATCGTGTGGACTGCTGACGCAGGGTGGCAGGGAATCACCGACGCCGACCGGCAGGAATGGCGTTTGGCGTACCCAGCGTGCGACCTGGCGGGCGAACTGGCGAAAGCCACGTCTTGGCTCAAGGCGAACCCCGCAAAGGCTCACAAGTCGAACTGGCGACGTTTCCTCGTGTCCTGGCTGACTCGCTCGCAGGACCGTGGCGGGACGAACCGCGAGCCCGGCAGGCGACCGGATGACCGACCGCCGGTTGACCAGGCGAAACGACGCTTCTACCGGGCCGACGCTGGCCGGCAGATGACAGACACCGAATACGCCGCGTGGCGTAGGGACGGAAGGCAGGGCGGCATGGCTGCCGCACTTGCATCGAGCATCAGACTCACGGAGGAGGACACATGACCACCAGCACCCCACAAACCCTGACGCCCCGCCAGCGTGAAGTCTTGGACTTCATCCGCGACCGGACCAAGAGCTACGGCCCGACGATTCGCGAGATCATGGCCGAGTTCGGTTTCACTTCGCCCAACGGCGCCGTCTGCCACCTGGTCGCCCTGGAGCGCAAGGGGCTCATCCGCCGGCACGCCAACCAGGTGCGCGGAATCGAGGTGACGGAATGAAACGCCGCCGCAAGCCTTCCCCTCGCGCCGTGGCCGACGTGTGCCTTGCCTCGGCGTGGCGTGACGAGATTGACGACGAGTCGAGACTGCTGCTCGAGCAGGCCCACGACACGATCACGGAGTTGATGGCTCGCCTGGTCGCGACTTCGAAGGTGCTCGAAGTGGTCGAGGCCGAGATGGCGTCGATGCGGTTCCCGCTGTTGGGCAACGAAGACCCGGGGATGGGGTTATGACAACGCAACGCATCATTCAAGGCGACTGCATAGAAGGGCTGCGGACGCTTCCCGACGCCAGCGTTCACTGCTGCGTGACGAGCCCGCCCTACTGGGGCTTGCGTGACTACGGCCACGACGGGCAGATCGGCCTGGAGGCCACGCCGGAAGCCTACGTCGCTCGCATGGTGGAAGTGTTCCGCGAGGTGCGGCGAGTGCTGCGGGATGATGGCACTTGCTGGGTGAACTTAGGGGATTCGTACTGCGGCGGCGGCGGATACGCACCAGACGCTCCATGCAACCAGCGGCGAGCCGATGGCGAGTCTTGGGGAGCGATGAATGCGTTTTCGGTGCGGGAAGGAGAAGCCAGGAAAAAGGCTCGACCTGGCTACACGCCACCAGGGTTGAAAGCAAAAGACCTCTGCGGCATCCCGTGGCGTGTCGCCTTCGCCTTGCAGGCTGACGGCTGGTGGCTGCGGCAGGACATCATCTGGCACAAGCCGAACCCGATGCCCGAGAGCGTGCGGGATCGCTGCACGAAGGCCCACGAATACGTTTTCCTGCTGACCAAGAGCCAGCGATATTACTACGACGCGGAGGCGACCAGCGAATCGCTGTCCGGCAAGCCGCACGCTCCAGGCAACAAGTGCAGCGCCGATGGCGGGCATCTGCGAAATGACTTTGGCACCGACGCTATGCAGCGAGTATGGGGCGCAAGCGGCCGACGCAACCGCCGCTCCGTCTGGACCGTCACGACCAAGCCCTACAGCGGCGCTCACTTCGCGGTGATGCCCCCCGATCTCGTGGAGCCGTGCATCAAGGCGGGATGCCCCGAGCAGTGCTGCCCCGTGTGCGGGGCTGGCTACGAGCGGATCACCGCCAAGCAGAAGCGTTTTGAGTCTGGGTCGGGCCGCAGCGGCAACGCCATCGAAGGCAAGCAAGACCTCGCCGCCAGCGACACGAACAGCACGCCAGACATTCGCATGGGGCCGGTCGTGTCAGTTCAGACCCTCGGCTGGGCTCCTGCCTGCGACTGTGCCGCCTCTGGCACCATGCCCGGCACGGTGCTGGACCCGTTCGCAGGCAGCGGCACAACGCTGGCCGTCGCCGCAGAGCTTGGCCGCAACGGCATCGGGTGCGAACTGAATCCCGAATACATCGCCCTTGCCGAGCGGCGTATCAAGGACGCACGGGCGAGCGTCGCACTGTTTGAAGGAGTTCCCGCATGACACTCGAACAATTCGCCCTGATTTCACTGGGGCATATCAGTCTTGCCTGCACGTTCGTGCTTGGCATTTTGGTTGGGGTTTCACTCACGAAGAAAGGGATTTCACATGGTCGCAACGAAGGAACGTCGCAAGAGTGGTGGCATCACATTGAGCGCCGGCGAGCTGA